ATAAATCATGATAATAAACACGAGTTCATTTACTAGTTCAATTCCGGTAGCGCCTAGTAATACTATAAATATACCGGGACCTACGGTTAGATTTAGAAGTTCTTCAACTGCTACAACTCCAAATGGCATACCAAAGCAATTAATTGATGCTAACGCTAATTTTGTGACTACATACAACGCTGATGGTTCTGTACTTAATCAAGGTGTTTCTGTAGGTATGGTAGTATATAACATGTTTGCTATAACTGCTTCAACTACTAACGCGCCTTTAGTAGCTACAGTAGTAAGCGTAGTTAACAATAATACATTATTACTTTCTGCAGATATATTTCCATTTGCTGGAGGCGCAGCTGTATCAGCTTATAATATATATGATGCAAATGAGGTTTCTCCTCCAGGCGCACAGATATATGTTGGAACTGCGGGTAATTTATATGTAGAAACAATCAATGGAGATTTAATATTTATTGAAGATGTACCAGCTGGTAATATACTACCGGTTGTTGTACAAAAAGTATTAGTTGGTGCTGCTGCTGCTGGTGGTCAACCAAACACAGAAACTACAGCAGGAAAATTAATAGCATTTATATAACATTAAACAAAAAACAAAATGAACAAATCAAGAAAAAGAATAGCTCAAGATTACGCTCGTAACGCAATAGTAGATGGTGATACTAAAGCTGGAAGATACGAAAAAAAGATGGCTGTAAAAGAAGCAGCTGGTGAAGGACCTAAAATGTATGGTAAAAAAGAAAAAGGACCTAAAAGTTTTGAAGGCGGAGCTCACAGAGGAGAAATAAAACATAATAAAGAAGGAGATCATTTAGGACCTAAAATGTATGGTGCTCATAAAGACAAAGGAGCTAAAATGTACGGTAAAGATCATGGACCTAAAATGACATCAGACCCAAAATCATACAGATCTTCTATTGCTCAGCACTGGCATAAAGAAAATTTACTTAGTGAAAATCCTATTGCAAGAAGAGCAGCTGGTAAATAATGAGTTTTACTATGAAAGGTGCTCCTTATTGTACCTGTACTCTTAACACACCAATATATCATAGAGATATAGATGGAGGCGCTTTAGGTATGGCTAATGATAATGGCACTATAATAGTAGATAAAGATATTAATTCTAAGCAAGAAAAAAAAGTCATTAAACACGAACAAGTTCATTTAGACCAAATGGAAAGAGGAGACTTGGCTTATGATGAAACATCAGTTACTTGGAAAGGTAAAAGATATTTAAGAAAAAACATGGATGAAGGTAACAAGAACCTTCCATGGGAAAAAGAAGCATACAAAAATAGTTAAAAAAATAAATTATGGGATCACCATTTAAAATGAAACCTGGATCTGGATCAAGTGCTAAAAACACAGGAAAAGGATTATCAGAAAGAGGATTAGTGCCAGATAGAGGACCTAAAATGCACAAAGGAGTTGTTCACGATAGTGAAAGCCTTAAAAACACAGCAAGAGAAGGCTTTTTAGCTAATACACCACAGGCTACTTCATTAGGTTTTGATAATAGTAATTTTGATCCAAAAAGTGGATCATATTCACCAAAACCAGTTAAAGTAGAAACGTTTGATAATGAAAAGTTTTTAGAAGGTGGTAACAAGCCATATAAAATGAACGATCCAAAAGCAAGAAAAGCTTTTAAAAAAGACTCTATAAGTTTTGCTAAAAGAAACAAAAGCGAGTCAATACAATTAAATTCTTTAATGGACAAAGACAATAAAGTTTTTGAAAAGTAAAGTAAACTTATTATGAGTGATTATACATATAGTATAAACAATCAAATATAATTAAATGAAAAAACTATTAACACTTAGTTTAATGTTACTTGCATTAAACATTTTTGGTCAAATGAAAAACCTTGAAGGTACGTGGAAATCTGAAGGAACTGAATATGTAACCTCAATATTTCATAAAAAAGGTAAATTTATTTTTACAAATGTTGGCCCTGAAAAATCAAAAGAAGTTGTTGTAAATAAAGGTAAAGACTTTGTAACAACAAGGCTAGACAATCCTTCAAATGGATATAAAGTTGTAATAAAATACACAATGATAAATAAAAATAGCGTTAAAGCTAAGTTTGTTGGTGATTGGGAAGGTGTTTTAATATATTATAGATACGATGAGTAAAAAAAAATTTAACGAAACTAAAGTAGGAAAGTTTTTAAGTAAAGCAGCGCCAGGTATATTAGATTTAGCTGGTAATGTATTGCCTGATGCTGGTGTGCTAGGTCTTGTTAAAAATTTAATACATAAAGATACTGCACTGCCGCCAGAAGATAAAGAAAAAGCACTAAAATTATTAGAACAAGATATGATTGAAATGCAAGAAGTATCAAAGCGTTGGGAAAGCGATATGAAAAGCGATTCATGGTTAAGTAAAAATACACGCCCGTTGTCTTTGATTTTTTTATCTGTAATGACTATAGCTTTTATATGGGTTGATAGCCATGAAAGTATATCTTTTACAGTAGAGCAAGAGTGGATAGGTTTATTAAAAACTTTAACTACAACGGTTTACGTAGCATATTTTGGTTCACGAGGAGCGGAAAAATTTAAAACTATAAGTAATAATAATAAGTAACAATAATTAATAACAATTAAAATTTAATCAAATGAGTAAAGATTTAAAGATTACAGACAAAGANTTAGAAACAATTAAAGAACAACAACAAAAAATTCAAACAGTTGTTTATGANTTAGGAGCATTAGAAGCTAAGAAATTTGAAATTTCAGGAGCGTTAAAAGATTTTAACGATGCTTTAAACGAAACTAAAAAAGAATTAGAAGAAAAGTACGGACAAGTTAACATTAACTTACAAGACGGATCTTATGAAGAAATTGTACCAGAAGTAGAGACTGAAGAAGTAAAGTAAGATGAACTCTGTTATAAGAAAGATAAGTATAGGCGCGGACTATAAAAACGAAGCAATGCATTATTCTGTAGGTCAATCCGTTTATGGTGGACATACAATTAATAATATTACTTTAGATGAAGCTGATAACTCTTATAATATTTTTATAAAAAAACAAGACGAGGTAATGCCGTGGAAGAAATTTAATTCTAACATGGCTATCTCTGTTGAGTATGATTTAGAATATTAATGAACAGTATATATGATTTTATTATAACTCCTAAAAACAAGAGATATAATAATGAAATAAAAATTGGTGATAAAACTTTAATAGTTAACACTAGTATTGAAGATCATAAACTTGTTAGCAAAGAAGCAGTTATAGTATCAGTGCCATTAGCGTTTAAAACTACTTTGAAAGTTGGTGACGAAATAATGGTACATCATAATATATTTAGAAGATGGTATGATGTAAAAGGCAAGCAAAGAAATAGTGGTCAATATTTTAAAGAAGAATTATATTTTTGTAAACCAGATCAACTATATTTATATAAAAGAAACAATAAATGGTTATCTATTGGGCAAAGATGTTTTATAAAACCCATAAAAAACAATAACAACCTAACGTTAGATAAAGAGCAAAAGCATATTGGAATATTAAAAATAGGTAATAGTTCATTAGAAGCGCTAGGAATTAATCCAGGGGATCTTGTAGGTTTTAAATCTAACAGAGAATGGGAGTTTATTGTAGACGGTCAACGTCTTTATTGTATGAAATCAAATGATATTATTTTAAAATATGAATACGAAGGAAACGAAGTTGAATATAATCCAAGCTGGGCATGTAGCAGTTGAGGAACTTATTAAAGTTGCTAAAGAAGCTATTGTAGATTCAGACGATGANATATCAGCTGACAGACTTAAAAATGCTGCAGCTACAAAAAAACTAGCTATATTTGATGCTTTTGAAATACTTAANCGTATTGTTGCAGANCAAGACATGTTAGATGAAAAACCTAAAGAAGTTAAAAAAGAAGTTACATTTCGTGGCTTTGCTGAAGGAAGATCTAAATAATGTACGAGCAAACACTATATAAAGTATTACCTGATCACGTTAAACCTAAGATTCTTAAACGAATGAACAGGTATAACAAATGGGAGTATGGATATAACGAAGATCATGATATGATTGTTATATCTAAGACTGGACAAATTGGAGAAGTATACGAAATACAAAATCTTAAGATAGCTTTACCTAAAGAAAAAGAGGTAGAGAAATTTAAAGAAAATAGATGGACACCATTCAACTATCCTAAAGAATTAAAAAGAATTAAAACTGTATTTGACTGGAGAGAATACCCAGAAGAATTCAAAGAAAAATATTACGACTATATTGATAATGAGTTTAAGCGTCGCGAAGAAGGTTTTTGGTATATCAACAAAGATATTCCTACTTATATTACTGGTACGCATTACATGTATTTACAATGGTCAAAGATTGATGTAGGTCAACCAGATTTTAGAGAATCAAATAGATTATTCTTTATATTTTGGGAAGCTTGCAGAGCAGATTACAGGTGTTATGGTATGTCATACCTTAAAAACAGACGTTCAGGATTTTCTTTTATGGCATCAGGTGAGTGTGTTAACATGGCTACAATATCAACCGATGCTAGATTTGGTATATTATCTAAATCAGGTGCTGATGCAAAAAAGATGTTTACAGATAAAGTAGTTCCTATTTCGGTTAATTATCCTTTCTTTTTTAAACCAATACAAGACGGTATGGATCGTCCAAAAACAGAGCTAGCTTACAGAGTTCCAGCTAGTAAATTTACTAGAAGAAGTATTGTTTCTACTGATAAACCAGAAGATTTAGAAGGATTAGACACAACCATTGATTGGAAAAACACAGGTGACAATGCTTACGATGGTGAAAAACTAAAGTTATTAGTACATGATGAATCAGGTAAATGGGAAAGACCAAATGATATTCTTAATAACTGGAGGGTTACAAAAACCACTCTTAGATTAGGATCAAGAATTATTGGTAAGTGTATGATGGGATCAACATCAAATGCTTTAGACAAAGGAGGTAGAAACTTTAAAAAATTATATGATAGCTCAGATGTTAAAAAAAGAAACGCAAATGGACAAACACGTTCAGGACTCTATTCTTTGTTCATTCCTATGGAATGGAATTACGAAGGATACATTGACTCTTATGGCTATCCTGTATTCGACACCCCACAANAAAAAGTGTTTGGACCTCATGGAACTCCAATCAAGTTTGGGGTTATTGAATACTGGGAGAATGAGGTAGAAGGTCTTAAAGATGACCAAGATGGATTAAACGAATTTTATAGACAGTTTCCACGTACAACTAAACATGCGTTTAGAGACGAGTCTAAAATGTCTTTATTTAATCTAACCAAGATTTATCAACAAATAGATTATAACG